CTTGGCGCTCGGCCTCGTCCAAAAAGTAATAACACGAGTACGCTTCCCACTGGTACGCCTCGGCCGCGATACCCCAGCGGATGCGCAATTCGACCTCCTGATGCTGGAGCGCGACCAGGGGGATGGCCGATGATGGTGCCTCGCAGAACGAGAATCGAAGCGGGTAGAAGTAACTCGTGGCGGACGAGCCCGGGTGCGGACCGTTCGAAGATTTCGAAACGTTATTCGCGAACATATCGATCGCGATGTTTTCGCTGAACACGGAATCTTGCGTGTCGACGACGACTCCTCCGATGACCCACTCGACGGACTCGATGAGCTGTTCCCAATTGGCGTGATCCTGCGCCTGCGCGCCATTGCTGATCGACAGGTACGTGTACCCGAGAAGATCGCCGTTCTTTTGTAACTTAATGCTCGACAATCCACCATTTCGCGTCGGTCCGTCGATGTGGTGCTGTTCGACCGACTGAGAGAACGACGTGTGCTTTTTCCAAACTTGATTGAAAAACGAGAGTCCCTGTTCAGAGCCATCGCTCGTGAACCACTGATCTTGAGTACCCTTGGCTGCGAGGACGACGGCCATTGATTGTTACTAAACAGCGCGATTTTTTATCTCGCTGAATCACATAATGACCGAGCAGTACGAGACTCACACGGTCGTCGTGGACAATCTCGATCACACGAACAAGACTGACTTCACCGCCTTTTTGCCGGTGGCTCTCGAAGATGTCGTTCGAGCTCAGCTCGTGGCGGCCAGCATTAACACGAACGGCGACGCCCAGCGGTGCTTTCACATCAACATCGAAGAACTCAGGACGACGTTCAGTCAGCGCGCGAAGGCCGACCTCGCGTCGGGATCTGACAATCACCTCAATGGTCTGTTCGGCACCATCTTGTGCCAGCACGTGCTGCATGCCGGTGGTAGTAATCAGAAGGCCGTGTTCTTTCGCGACGATTATCCGATCGTCCGAGATTTCTTGACCCCGATCCAGAAGCTCGATCGTCTTTCGCTCAACATCGACAAACAAAACGGAGACTCGGCGGGTCTCACGGACGCGATCTTCATCTTTAAGTTCACTTGCAAGAGAAAGATGATGCCCATGGTGCGTTAAAGAAGAGAGAATCTTCTGTGGTAGAAAAGCAGAACACTTCACAAGATGGACGGCGAGATCGTCCTCGACCGAGGCGACGGCGCGGTTCGTTTGAACGACAGTGAGCGCGCTCTCATGCAAGAGATCGAGATCGAGGCGCCGCGTCCCGTACACCGCGCGCCCAGGCCGACACCGCGAGCGCCGCCCCGCGCATCTGGCGGAAACCGAGAAGATGTCGAGATGGATGCGTTCATCAACCCGACGAAACAACAGCACCATGCGCCGCCCGACGCTCCGGAGTTTGACCACGGAGACGGCGCCGAAGACTACTTCGACGACGATTTCAGTGACGACGACTACGGTGACGACGACGGCATGGGTGGTGGTGGACCCCCTCCAGAGCAACCCTCCGCCGGCTATGGCTCGATCGATGACGAGAAGGCGGACCTGATCAACAAGTTAAACCGACTCGAGAAGAAGGGATTCACGGTAAACAAACGATTAAACGTGTATTCTCAGGTCGACGATATTCGCGCCGAGTACAAGCGTATTTCATACAGCATCGAGGTCGAACAAAGCATCAAGTTCTCGAGACGCATGCTCATCGCGTGCACGACTGGGCTCGAGTTCATGAACAAGAAATTCAATCCGTTCGAGTTAGAGCTTGATGGTTGGTCGGAAAACGTGATGGAGAATGTCGACGATTACGACGGTGTCTTCGAAGAGCTCTACATCAAGTACCGCTCGAGCATGCAAGTCGCACCTGAAGTCAAGCTCATAATGATGCTCGGTGGATCTGCGATGATGTTCCATTTGACCAACAGCATGTTCAAGAGTGCGATCCCTAACATGTCCGACGTCGTGAAACAGAACCCCGCGCTCGTCCAGGACATGGTCGCGGCAGTTCAGCGAACGCAACAACAGGCACAGGCGCCGACGACGACCTCCGGCAGTGGCGACTCTACCGCCACCGGCACAGGGGGTGGCTATGAGATGAAGGGCCCGGGCATAGATCTTTCGTCTCTCATGGGTACGATTTCCATGCCACCGCAAACGATGAGCACGACCCCAGACGGACCTCGACCACCGCCCGAGGACGTCGCGGACGATATCAGTGACATCGTCGAACAAGTGACCACGACCGAAGATACTGCCGATGAATCCGAGGTCAAAGAAGTTGACGTGAGCGCGACGACGAAAAAGAAGAAGGCGCCTAAGAAGAAAAAGACTGAGATTTCCCTCTAAATTTTTATCTTGTAATTAAACAATAAGCATGGTGCGCTCACTCGCCTTTGCTGAACTCGAGCCAGAGCCTCCGCTCATCGATGACCCCGTGACTCAGACGGAAGTCAAGAAAAGGTGCGTGCAAAAAATGCCCGTCGCGCGTCGCGTTCTCGCTCAGGGAAACGATAATACCGAGTGTAACATGTGTGTGTTCTTCTTTATAGCGGGGGTGTTCACGATCGGCGTTCTCGATGCGCTCGCGACACGAAAATAACTTTTTCCGAATCTAATGTTTTGAAAGATAGATTCGCTAAAAGTTCTAGTTAAAAGGAAGCCTAGATGTAGTCTTACATATGGCCCCGAGACGCCCTAAAACCCGTGAGCGTAGCTTTGCATCGCACCCAAAAAGCACGTTTTGGCACTACGAGAAGAACGGCGGCGTTGAACCGCGCGACGTCTCTAAGTGTTCACACGAGAAATGGTGGTTTCAGTGTGACAAGTGTCCACACGCGTTCGATATGCGATTGACCCATGTGGCGTGTGATGGGAGCTGGTGTCCCTACTGCACGAACCAAAAGTTATGCGATGATCCATTGTGTCAAACATGTCATGAAAAGTCGTTTGCATCGCATTCGAAGAGTGTACATTGGCACTACGAGAAGAACGACGGTGTCAAACCACGCGACGTATTCAAAAATACAGATAAGAAATGCTGGTTCAAATGTGACAAGTGTCCACACGACTTCGATGTTCGATTGAACAACGTGTGTCACGGCATGTGGTGTCCATACTGCGCGAACAAAAAGTTATGCGATAACCCAGCGTGTCAAGTGTGCCATGAAAAGTCGTTCGCATCGCATCCGAAGAGCGCACATTGGCACTATGAGAAGAACGACGACGTCAAACCGCGCGACGTATTCAAGGGTTCAGATAAACAATGCTGGTTTCAGTGCGACAAGTGTCCACATGCGTTCCACTCTGTATTGAAAAATGTTACGTGTGACGACAAGTGGTGTCCGTACTGCTCAAACCCACCGAAAAAGTTGTGCGATGACCAGGCGTGTCAAATGTGTCACGCGAAGTCGTTCGCAACGCATCCCCGTGCCGCACACTGGAATTACGAGAAGAATGGCGAATCCACGCCCAGGATGGCATTCATCCAATCGAGCAAACGGCGATGGTTCACGTGTGATGTTTGCGCACACGATTGGGATCCACGACTATTTAACGTGGCAAGTGGCAAGTGGTGTCCCGTGTGCAAACACAAAACTGAAAAAGCCGTGTTCGAATGTCTCAAACGTGCGTTCGGTGATGAGATCGTGAAACATCTCGGGACGCGAAAGTACGTACCGAAAGACGACGACGGTACGTGGGCCGCGTTCCCCTACAAATTCGATATCGTCGTCGAACACCCGTCCGGTGAAAAGACACTAACCGAGGTCGATGGGGGACAACATTTTCGAGACTTTGGCCATTGGAACTCGGAAGCACACGAGAATCAACACCGCGATCTCGTCAAACACATCTTCGCACTCGATCGTGGGTGTCACGTCGTGCGCATAGACCAGGAATGGGTCGCGCGTCAGATCGCGCGTGGTAAAACCGATTGGGAAACGCGACTCATCGAGGCCGTCCGCGCACAGAAGTGTGCTTTCGTGTGTGCGGATGGTTCTAATAAATACATCAATCACCCGTGCTATTGGTACGGGGCGGTGACATCGCTCGTTTTGAAGAAGAAGCGACGACGATTCGGTGTTCGCGTGAAGTTCGCGTTTGCGCGCAATCGTGGGATATTTAAAAGATACACTCAGAACAGATCCAGAACGCGCGATGATACAAGATTTGGTCTCAGAGCGCTTAAATCTCGGTAAGAGCAAGTACGGACACGGCGTTCGCACTAACATGGACACGACGACGTGGGGTACACCCAAAAACTCATGGCTCGAGATGGCGATCGAAGAATATCTCGATGCCCTGGTCTACACGACCGCGGACTACATCAGAAAGTTCGAAGAACCGAGCGAACCGGACGATAACGAGCGAATCTTACAAGTGATCGCGAACCCATATTGTACGATGTCGAGCGCACATGCAAAAATCATTCGAACACTGTGTGAGCTCGTGGAAACGTCCCTCGCGCTCGACCCGTAATCGCCGACGCGCGAAACTCCAGATTTTGTAATCTATACGACGCGATATTTCACGATTGGTTTACAGAAAGAAGCTTCTTTCGGCCACAGTATGCATTCTTATTAAGAAAAAACGTGACTTCGGTCACACCCCTCACCTTTTTTGCGCTACACCGGGAAGGACGGTGGTCGACACTGGTCGTCGCCGCTACCCAGCGTCTTATCTTTCACATAGCCGAGCAAAGTTCCTACTGAGAATCCGACGGCGGCGCTCCCTAAAACGAACCCTGGGGCGAGGATCTGAAACAATTTCATTATTATATAGATTCTATATTTTTATACACCCCTCACCGTGAACATCGACACCGCGACGTCTCACTGCTGCTTCCCTGACTGTCGCGAGACGTCACTATTCGACGCGCGCGCGCGATGCGAAAACAACTCCTCGACGCGCTGCGCGCTCTCATACCGCGCACCGAGTCGAAGAAACAACCGCTCGGAAGATGGTCACTCAAGACGTGCGATGAACTCGCGACGGGCGTGAACGCCGTGTACCAAAACAGAGACCACTGCGGTGACCTTATATGTAAAACGCCGAAACGCGCGACCGAATACATTAATAAGTAAAACTTTGCACTGTTATATTCTGAGAATCACGCTTAATACTCGCCAATTTCCCACCAATGCTCGAATAGACCTTGACGAAGATATCGTACGCGTACACTCGCGCGTTCGCGACGTCTTTAGGTACCAGAGTGAGCGTCGTCGCCGTCGTGGCGCACGCCTGGATGTTCCACGGGTAATCGTTCGCCCCACCGAACACGTTAACTCGCCCGAAGGCCAGCGGGATGCTCGACGTCGTGTTGGTACTCGTGCTTGAGTTGCCGCCTTGGAGTTCGATGATGAGCGTGTTGATGCTGTTCTCGTTCGCCTGCGATCCGATCTCTCGAAGCACGGCCTTGACCTCGGCGAGCATCGCGCGCGGTCCGAAAACCAACTGAATGTCCTTGGCGGCGCCCGCACCGACGGTGAAAGATTTCGAGTAGCGTTTACACGCGAAGTCTCCATCGTTTGTGATGACACCGCCGCCGACGTGCAAAGCGGTCTGCGGCGATGCGGACCCGAGATTAATCCCGAGCGTCGATCCGAGCTGAAGCGTCCCGCCGAATGAGATATCGTCTTGGACGTCAAGGTTCCCGTTTATGACCACGGTCGACGCCGCGGGTGCGATGTACAAATCGCCATCGCTGCCGGCCCTGATGTTTGACGTCGCGGCCCCGTGCGGCGTTTTGAAATTCAAATACGCGTGCGCCGTGCTCGACTGGATCAAACAATTCGAATCGTACAGGTGTAACTCGTCTTCGCAATCCGCGGTTCCCACGCCGCACTTCCCATCCGAAAAGAAGATGGAATTTGCATCCGTGCCGGCATCGTGCGACCCGAGAATCAGACCACAGCTCCCATTGTGCGTTTTATAGCCTTTGACGAACCCACCGTACTTGGTCGATCCGTCGCGAACGATGTAATCGACACCAGTCGTCGTCGTTCCGGACGCACCCTTCGCCGACTCGAATTTCGCCACGGTGACACTGCCGGTGCTTCCATCGTAGACGTGGAAGTTGTTATCCACTATCTGGGTTCCCAACCCAACCGCTCCGTCCGATGCGATGCGCATGCGCTCGACGAACCCGCTGAGAAATTGGAGATTGTACCCCGGGGCGCTCGTGATCGCGTTCGTCGTCGTTCCACTCGCCGATGACAATTGCAATACCTCGTTTCCGACCATGAATTTCGAGCTCTGTGTCAGTTCGACATCGCCGGTGACATAGAGACGCGTATCATCGCGCGCCGCCGCCTCTCCCGTGTCCGAAATCCCGCCAATATTGACTCGTCCACCGACGCCCGCGCCCGCCGACAACATCATGACCGGTTGATCGTGGTCGTACACGTTCGTGATATCCGCCAAACCCGCTCGGATGGAAGCAACTTCCGACGCCACGAGACCGGTGGTCTTCCGGTACACGAAGAATTTGTGCTGCGATGCGACGTGACGAATCAGATCCTTATCGCTCTTATCGTTCCCCTTAAATATGAGCAGCTCGGACGTGTTCGACGACCCCTTTCGCTTCTCCTCGAGAAACGTGTGTCCGAAATCGCCCGTCCCACCGTCGCGAGTGCGCTGATCACCGGCGACTCCCCCAAACTCCAGTTTGTTTCCCATCAAGATGTCACCCTCGACGGACAGCTTGCCATATGAAGTCACGTCAGTGCCTATTCCGACGTTAGACGTCGCACCGTTAATGAACAGTGCGGTTTGTTGGACGTTAGACACCGAGCTCACGTTCGCCGTGATTCGGAAATCCTTCGTCGTCGCGTTATCAACACCGATGGTCCAGCCGGTTCGAGTCGCCGGATTCACATCGTCATCGAAGACCGCAAACGATGCGAACGGATTACCACCGGTTTCCTGCACTTGAATACACGCGATCGCGTCTTCCGTGTCGACATTTTTCGTCGAGTTGAACACGAGGAGCCCGTTCCCCTCGGGGTTTTCTGACCCCGACGATCGCACGTGTAAACTCGACCGAGGTGCGTTTGTACCCACACCAACTCTCTGATCCGATCGCATCGTCAATACATTGACGTTGTTGTAGAGATCGTGCGCCAAATTGATATCCAATCGCGTGCGTGAATTGTTTCCACTGCTTTCCCACCGCGCCATCGCGAACTCGGCCTTTTGTCCCTTGATCGTCCCCGCGGATGCCCCGCGCCGGCACAGATTGAGCACATGGTCCGGTGAGTTGATCGATGCGTTATCGTCGACATTGGTCACGGTCAACGGCGTCGCCGCGTGATCGAACGCCCCGTCCGTGCGCCCAGACGCGAGTGCATCGTTCACGAACGTCGAACCACCCACGTGAAGCTTTGCCAATGGTTGGCTCTGGCCCACGCCCACGTTCGATGAATCCAAAATAGTCATCGCCGGGTCTGCAAAGTTGGCACTGGACGTCGCCCGCAAATTGAGACCTTTGCCCGCGACCACGCGACTTTCGATAAACGACTCACCCACCGCCGTGTCCGTGTGGATTTTAGTCGACTTGTTCGACGCCGCGAACGCCTCGCCGAAGATCGCACCCGATGACCCGGTCAACTGAATGTTGCCGGTCACAGTTAACCTTTCTGCCGGCTGTACGTTTGCCAGCCCGAGGTTCCCGCTCGACGTCAAACGCATGCGCTCCGCGTCGAGGGTCGAGAACGCGACGCACGTGTTCGAATCTCCACCGCGCACGTCGATCTTTGCCTCGCGCGCGGTCGACGCACCCGCCTTGAGCAGAAGCGATGTGTGACTGTCGCCGGCCCCTGCATCGTTCGCGTGAATCGCCATCTGTCCGGTCGATTTGATCCCATACTCCGCGTCGTCGTCCGCGCCCGCGGTATCCCCGAGCCTAAGGCTTCCCTGAATGTGTGCCGTCTCGTTCGGAACCTGTCGCCCGACCGCGAGGTTTGACATAGAGATCAGATTGGACTGAATCACCGCATTGCCTTCCACCGTGACGACATTGGACCCGGTCGCACTCACCCGGAACTTATCCGAGACACTGATCGAATCAGCCGGTGCACTGTTTGCCACGCCAATCTTATCCGTCGCGAGAAGAATAGTGGACGATGTGTTCCCAGTCACGGCGAGCTTCGTCGCGGCGTTATCGTCGACGATGACGTTTGAGCCGATGAGTATGCCGGTGTTTGATGTCAGGGTGCCGGTAAAGAATGCATTCCCCGTGACATTCAATACATTCGAGCCAGTATCAGCTACCATGAGGTTCGATCCGACGTGCAATGTCTCCGTCGGGTGTGTGTTCGCGACTCCGACCGAATTCGACGTGTACAACTTACCGTACACGTGCACGTTGATTTCCTCGGCCGTGATGTCATCGACGATGTCCATCGAGACTGCGGCCGCGCCGTTCGTGCACCGACCGATCGCGAACTCGTCGATCCCGGGGTTCCCAGCCGCACCAGCCGTCGCGTCGCTCGACGATTGGTGAACGTACCCTATGAACGCGTTACTCTCGTTCGCTTGGTGAAAGACGATGGCTGCATCTTGATTTGTGCCGGCATTTTGAGCGACCTCGATGATGGCATTCGTCGTCGCGATGTTATTGACCGTGTTATAGATCGCCGTCCCCGTCGAAACGAGGTTATGGCACGTCAAATCTCCCGTGATGACGAAATCACCGATCTGATTCGCGTTGCCGTCGAGAACGAGCACGTTCGAACCCACATCATCGAACAAAATGTTGGCACCGAACGACAGACCTTCGGTGGCCGTCAATTTTTGGCAGTTGACGCTACCTTGGACAAGTACTTCGTCGTCTGCGCTCGGATCTATGACGACCGTCTCATTCGCACCCCACACGGCGCGCGTCATCGTGAGCGTGTTCGACGCGCGCAGGTTCCCATCGATCTGTACTTGATTCACCGCACCGGGCGTCGTCTCGATGAAAAACACATCGGCGACGTCCACCGCGTGCGTTGGATTGGTGTTTGCGACACCGAACTGCTGCGTGACGAAGAGTTTTTCGGCCCGCGATCTCTTCTTCACGTCCAGGACGAATTCGTCCGGGGAGAGCGTGTCGTCCATGAACAGATTCGAACCGAGCTCGAAGTTATGGGTCGGGTCCAGGACATTGATTCCGATGTTTGACGTCAAAACATTCGACGCCTCGATATCGCCCGTGCGGATGTTATCAAGGTTCGCGGCCTGTCGATCCTCTACTTGCTGAGGGTCGAGACGCGCCAGATATACTTGATCTATCTTACCAGTGTTGCCTACGAAAGGCATGGTTAACTAATCTATGAACCGAAAAGAATTCCGGCAAGGCCGTCGCGTATGCGGAGCACGTTCCACGAGAGCGCGTAAACGGTGAGATTTTGATTCGCTGCGCGATCTGAACCGCACTCCACGCCCCGCAACACGATGGACGCGTCGTCGAGGCGCGAGAAGTTCACCGACCCGCTGGGGGCACACGAATCGCCGTGTAACGCGAAATGGTGCACGTAGTACCGGGTGTAGAACGGGCATTTGTTGGTCGCATCGAACTCGATGATGCCGTGCGTCGAGTGAAAGTAGTTCTGGACCGTGTGAAAATACAGAGGCGACATCTTTTCGACGATGGGCGTACCGTTGAGCAGAATATCAGCCTCTTTGAACGTGAACCTATCGTTGACGTCATCGTTCGACAAACCAGGGAACCCGAAGAAGAGGCTTCGAACCGGGTGCGAAAACGACGAGATATCGATACGATTGTCACCACCCGACTCCGTCGAGTTATCGTCGACGTGCGTCATGTCGTGAT